ACTGTCAAATACAGGAGAAGAAACTACGGTAGTTACGGCTACGTCAGCGTGAATCTGACCGCTGTCAAAAGCCTTGAAACTCTTTGCATTGTCATAAGCCCACAGTAGAATATCAAAGCTATCTACTTCGTTCATTTGGTAGTCTTTAAAGAAATCCTTGTTTTCCCATGTATCTATCAGTTCCAAAGTAGAATTTGCTTTCTTTCCAGGTGCTACATCAGAGGAATTTATGCCATACTGATCTCCACCTGCCATGATGCCATTTATGGCATAAGCATAAGGAGCTATGCCTAAATTCAAATTAGAATTGTTTTCAATGTACAGTCCTATAGTACCTGTGGACGGGGAATCGGTTAATCCTTTTGTTTCAACATGAATGCCGTTCTCTTCATATAGCACAAAATCTTCTGCAAAAACACTGGATGGCATGGATGCAAGTAAAATACTTGACAGCCCGATACTGGCTAGAAGCTTTACTTTCTTTCTCATAAAAATATTTCCTCCTTGGTAAAATTTGCATATATTATACCGCAAGATTCAACAATAGCATAGTCAAAACCGAAATATTTTTCATATTTTTATCCATCAAAAATGTAGTTTTATCGTTTTGCCCGATTAATTTGCACAAAAAGTGGTATAACTAAGTACATAAATTATAGACTAAAGAGGTATATATTATGAGGAAGATTGAGAGATTGCTGATCGCAGTAGGAGTAATCTTCTTTGCAAGCTACATCATTCACTTGCCGATGTGCAATCAAGATTATTTGCGTAAAAGCTCCATCCGCTTGGCAGAGGATATGTGCAAGCATTCAACCTTAAACCAGAGCATAAAAGAGGTTCTAAGAACGAACGATATTGTAGAAATCACAGAAAATCCGGTAAAAACGAACTTTATATTCGCGAAAGTAAAGGTTATATTTGAAATCACAAATATTCCAGTTTATCACTGGCAACTGGCGAGAGGGAATTTGAATGCATCCCGTTTAATTGGACGCACTATATAACATAATGCAAACATAAGTTCGGAACATATTTCCCACTGACCGGGAATATGCTTTAATGTAGGCGGTAGTTTTCAAACAGGGAGGGTTATTTATGGATTATAAGAAAGAGATTATTGAATTATTAGACAAATTAGACGAAAGAAAACTTACACTTGTATTTTGGCATATAAAAGGGCTTCTTGGAATCAAATAAAAAGAGGGACAGATTTTTTCTGTCCCTTTTCTTTTTATTCATCATTCATTCCGACAAGTTCTTTTGCTTTTTGTTCAAGCAATTCCCACTCATCTGCGGTGAGGTTGGCTAAAACAGAGATTAATCTTTTCTTGAAATTATCAGATTCACCACTCAGGGCTTCGCCCACAAATTTTTCAATCTGAATGTCTCTTGTGGTAGATTGTTTCATTGGCTCTTCACCAGTGAGAAGCCATTCTCTTCTTATTCCATATTTTGTACAAATCAGGCTTATTACTGCATCTGATGGAGTTCTTCTTCCAGATTCATAACTAGATATATTGGAAAGAGGAAGTTCTAACGCATCTGCAAATTCTTGCTGATTCTTTATATGGAATTCTTTTCGTATCCGTTTTAAACGGTCTTTCATTATCTTCACCTCCTTATTAAGTATTGTACATCATAGCGAATAAGAAATCAATAACAAAAATTGTACAAAGTACAAAATTTATGCTTGACAAATATTGTACGTAGTGATATATTAAGAATGTACAAAGTACAAAACGCTTTGCCGATTAAATAAACAGGGCGACCTGTAAAAAAAGGGAGGAGGGGAACAAAGTGCTGAATAACTTAAAAAAAGTTCTTGACGATAAAGGAATCACAATTAGAGCTTTTGCAAAAGTTTTGGAAGTCGATGAGAGGACAATACAGAACAAGTTAAAAGGGAAAACACCTTTTACTTATCCAGAAGTGGTAATTGCGAAAAAAGAACTTTTTCCAGAATATGACATGGAATACTTATTCAGAGATGAATAACAAAAAGTCGACAGGAGTGCTGTCCCATCGACTTTTGCCTAAATTTGTTTACCCTATGTGTTTTGCAGACCGATTGCGTACTTGCTTTCAGCCACATTCTCAGCACCAAATGTTTCCTTGAAACACTTCGCCACTTACGCAGTTTTAGTTCTGCGATTGAGTTAAAAAGTTTAGCTGCCCATTAGTTGACGAATGTAGGAATTTCGTTCACCTCATTGAACGAAATTGCTTAACGTACTTTGGTAACGCAGTTCACTCTGCCTGCGACCTACAATAAGGAACAGGGCAAATTCAAAAGTTTGGTCATAACAATCCACTCCTTTCATTGCCCATTATCAGGGAATGAAATAATTTTAACACATAGGAAAAATATTTTCAACATAAAGTGAGGTGAAATTATGTCAGAAAAAGAAAAAAAAATCATTGAATCAATCGCTAAAGCCGTTCCGAATATGTCTGAATTTGACAAAGGATATTTCCTTGGAGTTGGCGAGACAATTGCCAAATACAAAAACAATGGCAAAGAAGAAAAAGTTGAGAAAAAGACTGAGAAAGGAGAAACATGAACGAATTAATACCAATTAATTACGATGGCGAACAACCTACAGTATCAGCCAGAGAGTTACATAAATCTCTTGAAATCAGTAAACGATTTTCGGCATGGTTCGAAACAAACTCTCAGGGATTCGTTGAAAACGAAGATTTTACAAGTGTACTTTCAGGTACGGTTGTAAATAACGGAGCACACAGAGAAATACAAGACTATTCCTTATCAGTAGATATGGCGAAACACATTTGCCTTATGAGCAGAACTGAAAAAGGGAAAGAATGTCGACAGTATCTCATCGACCTCGAAAAAGCATGGAATACACCAGAACAGGTTTTTGCCAGAGCATTGAAGATGGCAGACCGGACGATTGCGAAGTTGAAAGATACAAATAAGTCTCTTGCGGAGAAAATTGAAGCTGATAGACCAAAAACAATCTTCGCAGATGCTGTATCCGCAAGTCATACATCAATTCTTATCGGAGACTTGGCAAAACTTATCTGTCAGAACGGATACCAGATAGGACAGAAACGCTTAGAACGTTTGCGGAATTAATATTGGGGAGAAAGATTTTTGAAGGAGGAAAAGAGAATGATTAAAAGTAAAGATGGAGCAGTTGAGGTAAAGGGAAGTACAACAGTTTTAATGACTGATTTGTCAATGATTATTAAATTGTTGAGAGAGACTTTTGAGGAAGAAGATATTCCAAAGGAAACAGGAGATAAACTTATCAGAAAGGCTGTAGACGTTGGGTTCTGGACGGAAGATAAGCTTGACAAGGAACTTTCCAATATGCGAGCGGAAGTACTTGGAAAACTTATGTGATTAGCATTGTCGTCAATCTGGGGAGGGGCAAAGGATGAATAAAAACACTTACGAAGCAGAAACTCTCGAAGAAGAATTTGCTTTACTAGCCGGCAGGCTTACAGCTTTGGAAGCGGTTTTAAATGCTAATGATAGCACATTCATTGATAAAAAGTATGTAGCTGCGATCATGGGGATTAAATATTTCGAAGGGGATTCCGATAAGAAAGAAGAGTGAAACGCCCCGGAGGTGACGCAACACCTACCGGAGCACGTATCTAACTTAATTAGGGTAAGTTAAATACAGGATAAGTATAGCACACCTTCCTGTATTTGAAAAGAAAATTTATACCAGGAGGGCATTTTTTATGTCTAAAATCACAAAACACACCGAAAACGTAACTAAAAACCAGAGTCTTGCAAGCGAAATCATCGCAGATCAGGTGGCAAAAACAAAACGTCTGGAAGTCGCAGTTGTAGCACTATCAGTAGCTTTACTTGCAGCAGCAGCAACCAAAAGAAAGAAGTGAGGGATATGAGAAAAAGAATGTATTTTATCGGAGTGATGGCACAGGTTGGAACATTTTTCACGATTGCATTATTGCTCTGGGGGATGACGAAAATGGATGTACTTGAGCTGCTCTGCATAAGTGCAATGGTATCTTCAATGGTATCCCTTCCTATTTTATGCAGCTAGAAAGGTGGGTAAACGGAGTTGAATAAGCTTTTGGAAAACAATCAGGTAACACTGGTTGGAGAAATTAAAACAGAATTTGAATTTAGCCATGAAGTATATGGTGAAAAATTTTACCGATTCGAACTTAGCGTAGAACGATTTAGTGGAACGAAAGATGTTCTTCCGGTTGTAGTTTCTGAGAGACTCATTGATGTGAATCAGAACTATACAGGAGAAATGATGGAAATTCAAGGGCAGTTTAGATCGTTCAATAAGCACGAAGGAAATCGCAGTAGATTGCTTCTTTTTGTGTTCGCAAGAGAAGCAAAATTCATGGACAAAGACGCACTTCCAGTTAATCAGATTCTTATGGATGGTTTTACTTGCAAGAAACCAGTATACAGAACAACACCTAATGGAAGAGAGATTACAGATGTACTTCTGGCGGTAAATAGATCATACGGCATATCTGATTATATACCATGCATCTGCTGGGGCAGAAATGCAAGATACATGGGAACCTGCGGAACTGGCACACATATTATTTTACAGGGAAGAATCCAGAGCAGAGAGTACAACAAAAAAGTCGGAGATCAGGTCGAGAAGAAAATAGCCTATGAAGTGTCGGCTTATTGGGTGGAGGATAAAACAGCATGAAAACAGTAGAATTGAAACAGGTTAACATTGAAAACTATAAGAAATTTGAAGCAGCGGAATACCAGTTTGCACCACGAACGATGGTGTCCGGTAGGAACCGTCAGGGTAAAACAACGTTGATGGACGCATATTTTGATACACTGACCGGAAAGCTTGCAGACGGTACATCTCCGAATAATGTCAGAAGAAAAGAAGACGGAGAAGAAGTTGAGGGTGTCGTATCAAGAGAACTCACACTTCTGATTGATGGAGAGGAAACCGTGATCCGTAAGGAAACGAAGAAAGGTAAATCTTCCAGCACCACAAAGTATCAGGTGGATGGTTTCGACTATAACAAGAAGAAATTCGAAGAATATCTGAGCAACATCGCAGACCCGGAAGTAATTCTGATGTGCAGCAATGCCAGAATATTTCTGAACGAAATCCGAAAATCTTCAGTGGGAGCAAGAGGACTTCTTGAAAAAATGGCGGGATTTGATATTGCAGAGTTTATGAAAAATCATTCCGAAGTATCGAAAATCACAAAAGGTCATTCAGTAGAAGAAACCATGAAGAAGCTCAATAAGGAACGACTTGACTGGAAGAAAAAACTGGATGCCAAGAAATCCGAACTTCAGTCTGCAAGAAGCTGGAGTATTGAGTATACAGACCGAACAGAAGAGAGAGAAAGCCTTTTGGACAAACTGAGTGAATTAAAGCAGGAGATGAAGCAGTTATCGGATTCCAGTAAAGCATATGACGAACTGGCCTATGAGATTACAGGATTGAAGAAATCCATGAATGCACTGGTTGCGGATGCAGAGAAAGAACGAAGAAATGTAGCTTCCTTACATGATGACCGCGTATTCAAGAAAAAACAGGAAGAAGAAAATCTTCGCACACTCGAAAATCTTCTGGCAACTGCCGAAAAACCGGAACGTATACAGCAGAGAATCACAGTATTGCAGGAGAAATACAAACAGACATATGCGTCCAGTTTTGACGATTCTGCATTGAAAGAAATTGAAGCAGAGGAATTCAATCCGGAATCAACTATTTGCCCGACTTGTGGGCTGAATCTTCCAGAAGATCAGATTGAACAGCTTAAGTCAAATTTCGAGAGGATTAAACAGGTCAGAATTGATGCAGAACTGAAAAAGAAAGAACAGTTCGAAAAAGACAAACAGCAGAAACTCAGAGAAATCAATGAAGATGGACAGGCGGAAGTTTCCAGAAAGAAAGAAGTAGACAAGTCACGCGGAGAACTGGAATCTCAGATTGAAAAGACAAAGCAGAGTATAGTAACACTTGCGTCCGAGGTTGCTCAGATTAAGCAGAGGTTGAGCGGTATGCCGGAAGAACCGGATATGTCCGGCAATGAAGAATACCAGGCATTGTTAGCCGAAGTCCAGAAGAAACAGGATCAGATGGACAGCATGACAAATAACTCTGATGAGAAAGAAAATGTCATGCAAGAGCGACTGGAAGTGGAACGCCAGTTAGCACAGATAGATGCAGATATTCGGCAGCAGGAGAAAATGAAGCAGGAAAAAGCAGACGAAATCGAACAGTTAGCAAAGGAACAGAGAGAATTATCACAGAAAGAATCCGATGTTCAGTCACAGATTGACTTACTGAAAGAGTTTTCTATTCAGAAGAATCAGGCACTCGCAGATACGATCAATCCACACTTTAAACATTTCCGGTTCCAGTTTTTGGACTACACGCAGGACGGAGAGCCAGTGGAAGTATGCCGGATGATCGTAGATGGTATTGATTACTTCAACGGGCTGAACCACTCTGATCAGATTCTGTGCAACATTGACCTTGTGGCAGGATTGCAGGAACTGAACGGTTTGAACTTGCCGATTTGGGTTGACGATGCAGAATCCGTGAACGAAGAGCGTTTTCCGAAGATGGAACAGCAGGTTATTTACTTGAAAGTATCTGACAATGAGTTAAAGGTGGAGGGATTCTAACATGACATACAATATTGAAGAAGCTATCAAGGCACAGGAACGGTTCTGTGACAAGAATGAATATCCGTATTTTGTACCGGACAATGGTATCTGTTGGGACTGCCATCAGAATATATATTCCGAAAACGGGAGAACCAGATACGGTAAGAAAACACATGGTATTTCAGTAGAAAGTGCCGGACATTATCTGATTACAGGATGTCCGTTTTGCAGTAGAAGCTATTGCGATTAAGACAGGTGCACAATTAATACTCTTGAAAGTTATTGATGGGATATGACAGTAACAGAAGTTTAGGAAATACAGTTAAAGAAAGAGTGAGGTATAAATATGACATTATATGAATTACAGAAAATTCTTGGAGAAAGAATTGAACTTACAAACAAAATGGATATGTCGAACGAGGAAACAAAAAAAGAGAATGAGAAGTCCGACATGATTGCAAGACTTGCCAAGCAGATGATTAATAATGCGGATGTTGTTTTGAGAACAGATAAACTGATTTCAGAGGGAAAACTCAACAAAGAAAGCACTATTTCAAAGATAGTTGGTGAAAAATAGCGATGAGAGGATACACCAAAGAACAACTGAAATGGCTTGAAAGTAACTGCCAAAACGGTAGTTTTAGAGAACTTAGCAGACAATTTGAAGATGTTTTCGGAGTTCCAAAAGACTACAGATTGCTTCATGCAACATGTAAAAGACATGGATTTATAAATCCCAAAGGTAAAAATTGCACTTTTACGGAAGAACAAAGAGAATTTCTTACAAAAACACTTTCGGAGTTTTCTTACGAAGAAACTACAATGCTTTTTAACGAAAAATTTGAAATTAAAAAAACTAGAAAACAAATAGAAACTTTCTGTATAAACAATAGAATTAAAAGAAATTTACCACCACCAGAAATAGGATCAGAGCATATAAGCGGGAAGTATATCATGGTGAGAGTAAACAATGATAAGACTGTGCCCGAACATCAGCATTACAAAATGAAACAGCAGGTTGTTTGGGAAAAGTACCACGGGAAAATACCAAAAGGGAAGCTAATAGTATTTCTTGACGGTAACAGTCTTAACTGCGAGATAGAAAATCTATATTTAACAGACCGAAAGGTGTTCAATCTTTTAACTGTAAATAAGTGGCACTTCAATAATCGAGAACAAAAATTAGCTGCTATCAAATGGTGTGAACTGTACTTTGCGCAAGGCAAAGATGTAAAAGAAGAAAATCCCAATAAACAAGTACATGTCCCAATGACATACGACGAAAGGTTTAAAACTTGCGTAGTTTGTGGAAAAACGTATGAAGTATTTCAACGTCGAAAAAGTATTACTTGCAGTCGAAAATGTGCGGGAATTTTAAATAATGGAGAAAGTTTAAAAAAATACATGAACGAAAATCCAAGGAAGAGAAATATTTGTTCAGTTAATGGATGCGATAAGCCATGCCACGGAAGGGGATACTGCGATTTACATTACCACAGGTTTGTAAAGACTGGAAGCCCGTTTGGAGTGAAAAGAATAACATATAATTCCGTTCATGATGCAAAAGTAGTAAATCATTAAGAAAAGGAGAATTAAAATGGCGGTTGCAAGAAATCCATGCAGATATTGTGCAAAAGCATTTTACGACAAGCGTACAGGAAGAAGAATCAAGGGTTTCAAAGAAGAATGCGATTCTTGTGAATGGATAAAAGAACACAAGGAGTATCTTCTGTCAAAACGCAAATATAAACCTGGCGGGTTGATAAAAGACTTGGGAACTCTACTGGAGCAGGAATACATAATTCTTGGGACAAGTACAAGGCATATCGAAGTTATTAAATCTATGTCGCTCAGAACGGTATTGAAGTTTATTGATCTTGGATGGATAAAATATGCAGTAAAAAATGATAAAGGAGAATGAAATTATGTCAGAAGCAACAAACACAACAGTAGCAACACAGAATCAGGAAAAGAGAACGCCAGTAAAGTTGAACACCGATTTCAGTTTAGGAATCTTTGGAAGTTCCGACAATTTCACAATGGCAACTCAGATGGCGAAGGCATTCGCTCAGTCAACAATTGTACCTCGAGAATATCAGGGCAATTTTGCAAATGGTCTTGTGGCAATCGACATGGCAAACCGCCTGAAGACAAGCCCGCTTACAGTTATGCAAAACCTTGATGTCATTCAGGGAAGACCGGCATGGAGAGCCACATTCCTGATTGCAATGATTAACAGTTCTGGTAAATATGACATGGAATTACAGTTTGATGAAAAAAGGGACAAAAACGGCAAACCTTATTCATGCACTTGCTGGACAGAAAAGGACGGTCGTAAAGTTACTGGAATTGAGGTAACAATGGACATGGCAAATGCTGAGGGATGGACAAAGAAAAATGGTTCAAAGTGGATTACCATGCCACAGGTAATGCTTAGATACAGAGCAGCATCTTTCTTCTCACGAATGAATTGTCCGGAACTTTCAAATGGACTTTACACCACAGAAGAAGCTATTGAAATCGCAGATGCAGATTACAAGGTATATGACTTGGAAAAGGCTGTTGAAGAGGATATCAAAAAACATGCCAACAAAGAGGAATTCATTCCAGAACCAATGGCAATCGAAGAACAGCCAAAACAGCCAACAGTTGCAGAAGCCGTACAGCCAGCTGAGAAGGAACCAGTTCCGGCAGCAGGTAAAGAACCAGAGATTCCAGATTTTATGAAACAGGAGGAATAAGATATGTCAATAATTCATTCAGTGTTTGAGTCATTGCTTTATATCTCATTCTTACCATTGTTAGGCGCAATAATTTATGCGGTCGCAAAGGATAAGACCCGACCATTGTTCATAGCCTCGGCAGTATCACTTGTTATGAACATTCTTGTTCAACTTACGAGGTGATAGCATGATCGGGACGTTAGAAGAAGTTATGAAAGATATGAAATGTGGAGTATTTGACTTCACAAAGGACGGTAAATGCAGTGGTTGCGGACAATGTTGTAGCAACTACTTGCCAATATCCAGTAAAGAAATTAAAGAAATCAAACGTTACGTAAAGAAGCATCATATCACTGAGCAGAAACATAATTATCCTTCGGTTGTAGCTTTTGACCTTACTTGCCCGTTCCTGGATGATTCCAAAGAAAAAGAAAAATGTCTCATTTATCCAGTGAGACCTGAGATATGCAGAGATTTTGTCTGCAACAATCCGAACGGGGCAATCAAAAACAAGAAACTTATGCATAAGAAGTACGCAGCAGTAGATATGCGAGAAATATTTTTTGGAGGCAACGGGAATGAACAATAAAGAAATTTTACAGAAAGCAAAGGAACTGGTTGAACTTCTGGAAAAGCAGGAAGAAACCGGAAAGGTTGAGTTGTCAACGCTGAAACGAGGAGAAGTATTTCAGACCACTGGAAAGCGTAAATACAAGGTTCTGGAACAGTATGGAGATACAACAAAAATTATTTCGCTTGATCTGGTGAAAGAAAATGTAGAGTTTGGTGATACCTCAGATTACAAAACATCAAACGTAAAGAAACTGTGTGACACTGAAATTCTGAAAGACTTCGAAGAAGAATTCGGGGCAGAAAATGTCGAAACACACACAGCAGATATTATCACTGCGGATGGACAGAAATTTGGGACTGTTGATTGTAAAATCCGTCCAATTACATTTGATGAAGCACGAGAATACACAGATATTACACCGAACAATGATCTGAACGACTGGTATTGGACATTATCGCCATGGTCAACGGAAGAACGTGGATGGAAAAAAAGTATTACCATTGTTTCCCCTTCGGGCTATTTCCTCGGCAACGTTTACGACGGCGGAGTTGGTATTCGCCCAGTTTGTATCTTAAAATCTAATATCTTTGTATCTAAGGTGGAGGAATGATTATGAAGAAAAATCTGAAATATTTTGATGATGAATTATCCAGATTAAGTAAAGAGTTCGCAGAATTCAAGAAAAAGCACATCGGAAAGCCGGAAATCGGAAAAGCTATTGAACTTGCTGGTATGGAATGGCTGATTCTGGATAAGACAGAAAAAGGATATTTTGCCATTTTGAATGGATTTGATGGAAAAGAAAGAACATTTGATTCAGCTTCAAATAACTGGATTTCAAGTAAACTGAGAAATGAGTTAAACACTCGTTTTCTTAAAAAAATTACGGACGAGCTTGGAGAAGATGCAGTTATTGAGTTTGATCGAGATTTACTTTCTATGGACGGTCAGACAGAATATGCACATTGTAAAGATAAGATTTCGATTTTGACGGTGGATGAATACCGAAAATACAGAAAAATCCTTCCAAATATGGATAAATGGTGGTGGCTGCTTACTCCATGGAGTACACCAGCAAATGATTACAGTACAACAATTGCCATTGTTTCCCCTTCGGGCAATTTCGACGGCGACTATTGCGTCGACGAAGTTGGTGTTCGCCCAGTTTGCATCTTTTCTTCTTCAATCTTTGAATCAGGAAATGATGATTGATGGCGAATGAAGATTTAAAGGTAATAGCAAAATCCAAGCAACTTGCAAAGCATACATTAATAGTTACGAGTAATGCCAGACGATACCCGAAGAAATACAGGTTTTCACTTGTAGATAAAATGCAAAATAAAGCATTGGAAATTTATGAGTCACTATTTGAAGCCAACCGAACTGATCTGAAAGATTATAAAAGAGAACGATTAGAACGTCAAACAAAAGCCATTACTCATTGTGATGAGTTGATGTACTTTATAGAACTTTCATATGAATTAGGAATTATCAATTCCGGTGGAATGGAAGCATGGTCGCAAATGGTAAAAGATATAAAGTATATGACTATTTCATGGAGAACAAAAGACAGGAAAAGATAATTTTCACAGGTTATGCACTGCGAATACTATTGTTTCCCCTTCGGGCAATATCAACAACAACAATTACAACAACGAAAATGGTGTTCGCCCAACCTGTATCACAGGCAGACAGAGTAAGCGTAAAGCTGAAATCAGTAAAGATACAAGCAAATGCATAACCTTTCCGCAACGGATAAATACAAAGGAACAAAATAAATGGAAAAAGAAATTGTTACAAATTTTGAGAATTTATATCGTTCTTACAAGAAAGTTAAGAGCGGTAAAAAATTTAATTCAGGTACTGCAAGGTTTTCTAATTTATCTCTTGAAGGTATTCACATTCTAAAGGAACAGTTGGAAAGTCAAACGTACACCATAAATCCATATAATAAATTCAAGATTCATGAACCAAAAGAGCGGACAATAGAATCATGTGCATTTAAGGATAAAGTAGTCCAGAGATGCTTTTCTGATTACATTTTGACACCAAAGCTAGAAAAAAATCTGATTAAATGGAACACTGCTGGACAACAAGGAAAAGGGCAACACATGGCAATGGACGGGTTAAGAAATCAAATGTTGGATTTCTATAAAACAAATGGAATGAATACCTGGATTGTAAAATGCGATATTCATAAATATTTTTACAACATAGACCATGAAATCATGAAAGATGTACTGGACTACTATTTTGATGATAGTTTTACGACTTGGCTGAATCATTTGTTTATCGATAGTACAGATAATCCGGGACTTCCATTAGGGAATCAGGTAAATCAGAAATACGCTCTTTTGTTGTTACATTCACTGGATCAGATGATAACGATTGAATTTGGAAATCCATATTACGGACGATACAACGATGATTTTTATGTGATTTGTAAAACGAAAGAAGATGCCAGAGAAATTCTTGAAGCAATCCGAATGATGATTGAAAGACTTGGATTGGAGCTAAACCCTAAATCACAAATTGTACCATTTCGCATGGGATTGTGTTATCTGGGCTTTCACCATTACGTGACTGATGAAGGAAAATATATCAGAAAATTGCGTGGTGATAAGAAAAGAAAAACACAGAGAAAAATCCGAAGATGGGTACGGGTAGTGAATGACGGGAAGATGTCGATAGAAAAATTTCATGAAAAATACGGAGCATGCAAGAATCATATGCTTCATGGAAATTGCACCAAACTATGTCATAGTATGGATTTAGAAATTGAAAGGAGAATGAAATGAGATTAGTAAGTCAGAACGGGGAATTTGATGTTCCTTATGAAATTGCAGCATTAAGTAGAATAGGAAATATCATAATAGCATATGTGCCGATAGTTGGTGAAAAAGGAACAATTATGGCTCGTTATTCGACAAATGAAAAAGCCCAAAAAGCTATGAAAGCGTTGCATAAAGTGTATGCAGGAATGTTTTTTGCGCAAAACGTTGAAATGAGCGATGACGATTACGAGGAATGCATAAAAATGGCTGCAAGAGGTTTTGGAATCATCAAAACCATGGTTAACAGTCCAGATATGAAATTCGAACCGGCAAACATTGTGTTTAGATTCCCGGAGGATGATGAAGTATGAGAGAAATAAAAGAAACAGACTTAAACCAAAGCATCAGAATTGAGATGACTTTAAAGGAATTAGATATTGTTAGATTATGCTTGGCAATAGCAGACAGTGATGATTTGAAATCAGGTTTTAGAGAAGCCGGAATAAAATTTGAGTCATCTGAAAAATATTTATTGATTAAGAGTTGCCAAAATATTTTACAAAGTTATGGGGTTCTGGGAAAGAGCGATGAAGTATGAAGAGAGTAGACAGCAAGAAAGACTGGGAACAGATAATAACCATTGAACTTCCGTTGAAACAGCTCAAATTAATGCGAGATAGCATGTGCAAAGTAAGTTATGCGGAATTAGAGAGCCTAAATAGAGGAAAGGACATTCCATATGCCTATTCCGATTTAGAGAAATCCATAGGTGAAGCTGATGATATCTTAGATACTTAAATGAAGTGCATAGAAAGCGAGGTGATGTCATTTGTTCATGCGAGTAATTTCAACAGGTAGTACCAAAGGAAATTGTTACGCTTTGCAGTCAAGTGCAGACGAGATTGTTCTTCTTGACTGCGGGTGCAACTACAAGAAAATCCTCAGAGGGATTGACTATTGGATAAGCAATATTGATGCAGTACTTCTTTCTCATGAACACGGGTGACCATACAAAGTCATTCAAGGAAATAATGAATGCAGGCATTCAGATTTACACCAATGACGAGACAGTTGAGAACATGAACATCCGAACAGGCGAATTAATGAAAGGTGTTCCAGAAAGGCATCCATTTAGAGTTGGTTCGTTTAACGTGATTCCATTTGAATTGCCGCATACAACATACGATAAGGAAGCAAATCAGCTTGTACCTTGCTCGAACTACGGATATCTGGTGGAGCACAATGAAATGGGGAAGCTTCTGTATATTACTGATTTTGAGTACAGTAAATATAATTTCCAGAAAATGAACATACATCATCTGGTAATTGAATGCAACTACTGTGAAGAATTGGTGGACAAAACAGAAGCTAACTACAGTCATAGATTAAAAGGACATTGCTCTTTGTCAACTTGCAAGCAATTCATTAAGCAAAATCGCACAGAATCGCTTCGGACGGTAACACTGGTACATTTAAGTGGTCAGGCATCTGATGCCTGTAAAATACAGAAAGAAATACAGGAAGTCGCAGGAGACAATGTTCTGGTTCAGATTGGGCGGGCTGGACTGGAAGTTGACTTGAATTTATGCCCGTTTTGAAAGGAGAAAATCATGGAAATGACTGATTGCGACAAATGCAAATACCGTAGATGTTGCATACTGGCATGGGACTATGGTTCGCTTTATTGTAATGATTATGAGGAGGATGAGAATGAAAATCTTTTTGAAAGTGATTGATAAGCTTAAAAAACAGACACAGTACGGGGAAATAGCAGAGCCATATTTGAATTGCAAGTACAATA